AGAGGAAGGGACAGGGTACCTTCCGTTGTGCCGCTTTATGTGTGACCCATTGAAAGACATAACCTAAACCGACGATGGCCGAAAGGCAAAGGTCAGTGGGCTGCCAGCAACCGAGTCGAGACGAATAGCGGCGTCGCAGTAAGATTCGGAAGCCAAGGCACATCGGAGTAAATGCTGACCGAGCAGAGGTAAAGGGCGGGACCGCTACCCGCAAAAGTTTTGCAGCGAGCATGGTCCGGTTGGAAGCCTCCGGCAAATCCCAAATGCGGGTATTGCGAATTACTCGCTGCAAGAGTTTCGGTATGGCTGCATAACTCAGTTAGGTAGAGTGCCTCCAGCAACGCCTCTCGCTATGGCGATATCCATAGATGAAGCGCCAAGTGAAGGAAGTCCACAGTTCAAATCTGTAGGCAGCCATAGCGAAAAGGGTAGAGGCTAACCAGCCCCTACCCTTTTGTTTTGCGATAAAATGGGGATGGCGCACGAAAAGCGTTGTCGCTCTGGTCTCAGAGGATAAACGAGACACGAATTGATAATCCTGCATCTAACGGAAAAGCAACTGCGCTCCTATGCGAGCATGATAGGATATCCCCATGAGTGAGTTTTCTGCGTTCGAAGCCCGGTTCTTTCGTTTCTTCGAGCCAGTCGCCCAACGGCTTCACCGCATCGAAGAGAATCAAAGCATCATCATCCGAAACCAACACCACATCCTCGAGGGAATAAAAACCATGTCGACCGCTACCGTAACCCTCTCACAAGCCGTTTCCGACCTGACCATAGCCGTTACCGCCGAGACTGCGGCCGTGGCCGAGAACACCGCTGCGTCCACAGCAGAGGCATCTGCTATCACCGCAGCAACCACAGAGATTGCCGATGCCATCACCGCCTTGCAAAACAGCAGCCCTACTCCTGACCAGTCGGCTCTGATCGCCCAGATCGAAGCGGCTGCCCAGGGTATCAGCGCCAGCGCCACGACCATCAGTGCAAACAACACTGCAATCGAGACGTCGAACACCAGCATTGCCAGCAGCACAAGTGCGCTGACGGCGGCAATCCCCGCTCCAAATCCGACTGTTGTTCCTGTCGGAACCTCGGTTACTGCTCCCGTAAGTACGGGGACAACCGGGACTGGCACTGCAAGTCAGCCCGGCACGGAAGCTGTGGGGACTGATCCCGGAGTCGTTCACGGCGTATAATTTGTAGATATCCCCCAGCAGACAGGTAACAGAGTCCCACCTTCGGGTGGGATTTCTGTTGCGTCCATGCATGGATTTCTGTTATGCTTGCAGTTGGACAGGTGGCAGTTATGGCTCGGACAAAATCCAGATGGGGCGCGCAAGCTTCCGGCAAACGCCGCGGTGCACTCCAGCGCGCAACTGGAACCTCTGCCGGTAGGCCAATACCTGCTAGGTTGATGAAAGCTGCTGGACGAGGCAAGTACGGCAAGCGCAACCAGCGCAGGGCCAGTCAAGCACGACGGAGCAGCCGATGAAATTCGAAGTTGATACACGCCTTATGTGCCGTGTCTGTACCGGTAATCCAACCCCGGGACACCTATGCAATCGCCATCACAAGGAACTGGAAAAGCAGTTAGCTAAATCCCAGTAGATTTTCTCACCACTTCTTCCAACTTCACCATACCTTCAATATCTGGCTCCACAAGCCCTTTGTAGCGCGTGAAAGCGTCTGCGACACCCTTAGCATCCCGGTAGGCTTCCAAGAGTGCTGTAGCCCTGAATGTGCGGTCTGGTTCGTCCAGCCGTGCGATGCGCCGGATCTCATGATCGAGCCGTCGACTGAATGGCAGTTTCGGAATTGCCATCTCCTGATCGTCTTTGTAGGAAATAGCCTCCATCAGCACCCGGAGCAGGGCCTGGCGGTCGAATCTGGATGGGTCGCGGTAGTGATGCAGGCAGTTGAAGAAGCGGTGAAAGGATGCGATTGACATCAGCTCGCCGAAGACGGGATCGGACTGAAGTGGGACGTCGTACATCAGGCAGAGGGTTTGAAGCTCGCCTATGCGAACGCCGGTAAGGTCCGCCACCATCTGCGATGAAAGCCATGGGCGCATCGTGAGTGGCTGAAACATGGTGCGGAGCCATGCGATTGCCGCCGGCTTGGGCCGCACAACGAAGTTCTGGCGGGTGAAGCGGAGGTACTGGTGATCGAGCAGTGGCTGCAGGCGGTCGAGCGATACCCCGAGTTCGGCTGCAAGGTCGTGGAGCGATATCTCACTCGTTCCCTGCGAGCAGCTTTGCTTCGCGGTTGCGCTGGTGACGAAGCGTTGCCATGCGTGAGAAGTGCTCTTTGCCCTTGCTCTGGAGCGTCGCATTCCCACCGAGTCCGCCGACAATTTCATAGAAGCGGTCGTTTTTCTTGGTAAGGGGCTTAGACTTTTTTGATCTTTCATTTGTCGTTTTCTTGGACGCCATAATGAATACAGTGTAATGGTTGCAGAAAGATGGTGCAAGCGTCAAAATGAAGATGTAGAATGAGGTAACGTCGGAAGTCATGATCCGATCAGGTGGCTTGGAGTCCTGAGCTCTAGGCCGCCGCCCTACTCAGGAGGATGACATGGAAATTGCTTACGGCGAGTGCCACTGCGGTTGCGGCCAGAAAACCAGAATAGCTACAGATAACCATACAAGAAGCGGAACCGTGCGCGGCAAGCCAAACCCATACATTTTCGGGCATCAGGGGTTCATGGAGCGCCCAGTAATTGTCCAACCAGATGACCCGATGATTCGCTATATTGCGCTCACGCAAGGACAGGTTGCGATTGTTGACGCATCACGATACGAATGGCTGATGCAGTGGAAGTGGTATGCCCTCTACGACCCCAAGCTTGACCAGTATTATGCCGAGAGGGGATTGCCAAGTAATCAGACCATGAAGATGCACGCGGCGATATTGAATCCGCCGCCGGGAAGAAGGGCAGACCACATCAACGGAAATACGTTGGACAACCGTTACGATAATCTACGCCCATCAACACATAGGCAGAATGGGATAAACACTAAACTACGAAAAGACAACACTAGCGGATGTAGGGGCATTTCTTGGGATAAATCACGTCAGCGGTTTCAGGTGCATATTACCGTCAACAACATCCAAATCAATCTTGGCAGGTACAAGGAATTATCGGACGCGCAAGCCGCCTATGAGGTGGCAGCGGAGAAGTTACACGGAGAATACCGCCGCAAGCAATAATTCTATTGACATGATGCTTGCATGGAATTAGAGTTGTGAAAGTAAGAACGAACTGAAAGGAACCCGTCAACCATGTCATCGAACCCATATTCTCTCGAAACCATCCAGCCCGCCCAGATCGAAGTGTCTCGATCTGAAACCTTCGCCCCCCGGTCGCTCAAAGAAGCATTTGAGTTCGCCGACATCATCCTTACTTCCGGGATGGCGCCCAAAGCTTATGCATCCATGAAGCCAGAGGTTGCCCGTGCGACGATTGTCGTTGTGCTCCAGCACGGTTTAGAAGTTGGGTTGCAACCCATGCAGGCAATTCAGAACATCTCCAGCATTAACGGTAACCCGGCAATCTGGGGAGATGCTGCACTCGCTCTTTGCTATTCCAAGCCGCACATCTGCCAGTATGTCACCGAGATGGATCTGTCGGAAATCAAGCAGCGCGGTTCGGCGACGTGCAAGGCGAAGCGGCGGGATTCCCCGACCGAAGTGTCTGTGACATTCACGATGGACGACGCCAAGACTGCTGGACTGCTTTCGAAGGAGTCTACGTGGGGCAAGTATCCGAGCAGGATGCTTCAACTCAGGGCCCGAGGATTCGCTCTCCGCAATGCCTTCCCTGACATCATGAAGGGCATGGTTCTTGTCGAGGAAGCGCGCGACTATCCGATCATCGAGGCAGACGCAATGCAGTCGTCCTCGGTCTCTGCCGATACCCCTGCCACCCAAGAGCCAGTAGACGAACCCATCGGTGCTCCTTTGGCAACGAAGTGGTACAAGGCCTACACTGCCTCTGGCTGGAACCGCGATGACGCCGCCGTGTACCTGAAGGGCATCGGCATAGAGCCGCCACTGGACTCGCGCAGCATCCCAACATCGAAGCTCGATGATGCGATGGCATGGGCCGAGACGCGCAATCCTGAAATTCCAGTCAACCCCGACGCCGAGTAATCTAGGCATAGACAGTTTTACGGAGGAAACATGAAGCGTATTTTCGTCATTACGGCAGTTCTTCTTTTCGCGGCAGTAGCATTCGCGCAACAATCACCGGCGGTCAATCAACCGCATACGGGTACACCGATGGTTGAGGTCAAGCCGAAGGTGGCTGCGATCGACGATTCCGTCAAGCTGGCCCTGGCCACAGAAGAGAACGTGCAACTCAAAGCGCAGATCATCAGCACCCAGGTGAAGGAGCAACTCGACAAGCAGCTCAACGAGCTCCGGACGCAGTTCGTGGATGCAGACAAGGTTGTGGCGGCATACGAACTCAAGGTGAAGAAGGAAAACGGCTGGGGTGATGACGTCGTTTTCAACCGGCAGACCCACAAGTTCGAGAAGCCTGCTCCGGCTCCTGCGGCTGGAAAGTAGTCACAAGTTCTCGCGTGGGTATCTTGACGGGTTCCCTGCGCGGGTGAGGGTGGTCGGTGCATGGCTGCGGTGGCCACCCTCTAAACATCTCTGTCAATCGAGGACGAACATGGCTAGCGATACGAAGCTTTCGGTAACCCAATCGTTTTTTGTATTCCCTGCTGCGGTGACTATGATTGCCGTGATGTGGTTTCTGATGATCCCATTCGGCATCTTCGATGCCTGGATCAAGGTTCATCTGTGGACATGGTTCGCGGTTCCCTACCTGCACGCGCCACAGATCACGCTCTGGCCGATGTATGGAATAAACTGTATCGTTACAGCGTTCAAAACTGTAACCAGCAGCGACTCCAAGAAAGACGAGAATGAGAACGGTTGGGATAAATCGATGAAGATGATTGGTCAGCTTGTGATTGGCCCGCTACTCCTGCTCTTCACCGGATACGCTATCCATCTTTGGATGATTGGGAATTAGCCATGTCGATCGTCGAAACCGTAGAGGCGAGGATGGCCGAGATCAGCAAGTATTACTCGGACTGTCTGGAGTTTGAGTTCGGTCTCCATGCTGGCCTATGCACTGAGGCGGAGCGCCCGATTCGCCCGAAGTTCGCGGACTCTATTCGCAACCCGCCCACCTACGGAACCATTGCGAGAAAGAGGTAGTCCATGCGTGGAACCGACGTAACTCCAGAGCAACTGGAAGCGGCCAGCGTCTTCCTCGATAACCTGTGGCTCCGTGATAGGCCAGAAGGCCATGAGATCGTTTCCTTGCGATACGAAGAACTTGTGCGGGCAATGGCATGGTACGGAGCATTGCGAGCGGATGGTGCCTTGCGTGGAGTTGGCGATACGGAACATCCGACGGCCTTGTTCTCGGTGAAGCCATGAGGCCGGAGCCGATTGAAGAATGGTATGACAATATCGTTGCGCTTATAGGGGTTCCGTCTACGCCGAGACTCGAAGCGATTGAGGGCATGAGGTCGCTTTACGATAAGGGATACCATCCTGGATTGATAGCCACGGTGTTCAAAGAGATTCACATGGTGAAGGAGTAGTGATGACAAACGGAAAAACATGGCTAGGGATAAACAAGAAAGGGCTGAAAGGGGTGTTAATGTTTTGGTTCTTCGTCCTTTCCATTGTTATTTTCTGTATTGTCCTGCGGATTGCGGTTAACGGCTCATTGACGGCTCAGATATTTATCGCAATTTTCCTATTTGGTTCAGTCTCTAACGTTATCTATACGGTGAGCAGCCGGTGAGCATCATCTCCATCGATGGCGGAACCTTCCAGCGGGAAGGCCATATTTACCGCGATTCAACAGGTGTGCTCGTCCCTTCGATTACGCAAATCCTCCGCCTCCAAGGCCTCACTGACTACTCCATGATCGCACCCGACGTCCTCCGAAACGCCCAGGAAAGAGGCACCGAAGTTCACGACTTGACCGCCGCCTATGATACTCACGGAGAGATTGACGAATCGTGGATTACCGATCGCGTGAGGCCGTACTACCAGGCATACATGAAGTTCCGCGCGGAGAACCACTTCGTGCCCGATCCCGAGTGGATCGAAAAAGGCATCATCGCTACGCTATTCGGAATGAAGGTGGCTATGACGCCAGATCGCTTCGGCAAACTGAACGGCCATGATTGCGTTCTTGAACTTAAATGTGTTGAGGCCGAACAGCCATCATGGGCTTTCCAGACGGCCGCCCAGGAACTCGGAGTTTACAAGTCGACGCGGGCTGGCCGGGCGATACGGATTGCAGTGCAGTTGAAGAAATCAGGCAAGTATCATTTGTGCTCGCACAAGAACGGTGCCTACGACGTCAGCCAGTTTATCGCGGCTACGACTACGGTGTACGGACGCATGAATGCAGGACAGGACTTGCTGGCGAAGCTGGCGGCATAGGAGAAGAGATGAAAGAACGGCCCATACTTTTCAGCTCACCCATGGTTCAAGCAATCCTTGCAGGCAGGAAGGTGCAGACGCGGCGGATCGTGAAGGATCAACCGAGCGAAGACTGGCATCCCGAAGGTGTCGGCTTGTATGCGCCTACGAGAGTCGATCAGCACGGCGAAGAATATCCCGGTACTGATGTCTACGGCGCTGCGGATGAAGATGAAGGTCGTATATGCCCATACGGCAAGCCTGGAGATAGGTTGTGGGTGGCGCAAGAGGCTGAAACATATTCCAAAACCGTTCCTATCGCAGAGAGATTTTGGTCGCGCGTTTATAAGTTCGAGTCATGCTGGGAATGGTTTGGCTTGGTCGATCGGAAGGGATATGGACGTATAAGAAACGCTGGCGAGCAGATATCTACACATCGACTTTCTTGGGAATTGGCTAATGGTCACATACCTGCCGGGAAGCATGTATTGCATACCTGCGACCTGCGGTGGTGCGTGAATCCCGATCATTTATATCTCGGGAATAACGATGACAATATTTCCGACAAGGTTGCTCATGGGCGGGTATCGAAACAAAATGGGTCCGTCAACGGCATGTCCATCTTGAATGATGCGGAAATATTATCTATCAAACTCCTGTCGGATAAAGGATGGAGACAGCAGGACATAGCGGAACGCCACAGTGTCACGCAATCTCAGATATCCAGAATCCTATCTGGAAAACGATGGCTTCCAGCAGTAGCTCCTATGCCTCTATTGGGACATCGCACTCTGGAGATCGCAGAGGTACGCGTACAGCGATTGCAAGAAACTAGCGCCGTAGACGCCATTTACGAAGGCGTACTATCACTTGGCCACGAATGGATAGATGGACACTTCCCAGCTTATGCGGCGGAGCACGCGCAGTGGAAACGGCTTGCTCTGTCCAATATCGCTCCGCCGCTCGGTCCCAGTCCTGTTGCGCGCTACAGAGCATTGTGGGAGGACATCAACGGTGCTAGAAGTTGGGCGGCGAATCCATGGGTGTGGGTTGTCAGCTTTTCGATGGTGGCATCATGACCGGAAAATACCTAACTCTCCGCGAAGTTGACCTTTTCGCCTTCCGAGATCCAATCCAACCCTGCACGTACTGGAGTTCAGGCGAGCATGTAGTGGCGGATGGCAAGTGCCGGTGCGGACGTGAGTTTTGGGTATCAGAATTGGTCGCTGGCGGATCACGCGATTTGGAAGCGGGTCATAGGCATGTGCTAGCTCCCAAGGATATGTGATGGAAGAATGTGATCCCAAGGCCGGCCATCGCCCCACACGAAAAGAATGGGGCGTAGTGTATCTGGAGTGGCGCAAGCAGCATCTGCATTGGACTCCGGCGCAGCGTGGCCGTATCGTGCGAGGATGTTGGGGTAAGCAGGCGTTTGATGGATTTATGGAAGCGGCTTGGGTGGTGAGTCGTTTGGAGCCGCGACCTGGCGTAAAGGCTGGATGTTACATCTGCGAGATTTGTAAAAAGTGGCATGTGGGAAATTCTCGGTTCAAGAAATAATGCTTGCACTCATGCTTGCATAAAGTGTATGCTTCACCTAGCAAGAAAAGGAGCCCGTCAATGAAACATCAGTGCGATTCCAGCCTCATCGAAGAATTTGAGTATAACGACAGCGAATGGATTTTCTCGCTTCGTTTTCGCGGCACGAAAGAAGTGCGGCACTACAGCGGATTTCCCCCAGACCTGTACGACGATTTTGAAAAGTCGCAGTCAAAGGGGAAGTTCTTCAACCAGTTCATCGCCAAGAAGTTCACTGTCCAGCGCGAGGAAGTTGCACCGGATATCGAGGGATACGTACCGGAGAAGGTCGAGGTTGATCCCCAGCTTGAAGCTGACATCGCGGCTACGGAAGCGCGGTGGGCGAAGCGGTCGGCGCAGGAGATGAGGCAGGTCTTGGACGCGGTCAGTCCAACATTTGCATCCATTCCTCCGTCGTCCAATCCGGTCGAAGGCAATCTGTTTGACGTACCAGTTACGGTCGTTGCGCCGAAGTTGAACGGGTTTGACGCTGACGTGGAAACCCAACGCCCTTCCGCGCCGAAGACTGTCATTGCCGAAATTCTACCACCGGAGGCTGAATTGCCTAAACAGAACGACACGCAGATCACCGCCATGACTGAAGAGGCAAAGCAGCTTGCGGCCAAGCCAATCATTGTGACGGCGGCGACCTACCAGAGCGTCTATGATCATGTCGCGGACATGACGGCAAAGCGCAAGCGGCTGTTTGAGTTCCTTGATCCTATCCGCGACGCCATGTACAAGGCCTACAACCTGATGCAGTCGCGTCAAAAGATGGCACTTGAGCCACTGGACAACGCGATTACGGCTGGTAAGCGGGCGTTGTTGGCCTACGACCAAGAGCAGGAGCGGAAGCGGGCTGAAGCGCAGCGTATCGCCGACGAGAAGGCTATCGCCGATGCCGAGGCAGAACGCAAGCGGATCAGCGAAGAGATGACGCTGGCGGAGATGAATGATGCTCTCGTCTCTGGAGATACAGAGCGGGCAGAGGAGATTTTCCAAAACCCGATAGAAGCGCCGCCGATGCAGGTCTATGCTCCGCGCGTTCAGGAGTATCAGGCACCGTCCGTACAGGGCAAGTCAACCCGTAAGAACTGGAAGGTCGAGGTTACTGATCTCGACGCTCTTATCCTCGACGTCGCTGCAGGTATTGAGCATTTCCGCAAGCACAAGAACCTTGGCGGGCACGCACCGGCATCGTTCCTTCTGCCTAATGGAACTGCTATCAACCAGCAGGCTAAGGCACAGGAGTCTGTTTTCAACGTCCCTGGATGCCGGGCCTTCAACGATGCCGTGATGAGCGTGCGAGGGAGATAGATTTTATTGTGGCGTGGTCATGTTAGGTGCGGTATGTTTCGGCCGGTTTAGGCGGGGCTCGGCATGCTAGGGCAAGGTATGGGTTTCATAAATCAAATCGAGGACGATATATGGCGAAGGCTGGAGCGGCAGAAGCGATAAGCGAAGTGTCCAACGGGGCGAAGGAAGTGATTGAAAACTCATTTCCATACATTGCTCTAATCACAATTGAAGGTGTGGCAGACATGTTGTTGCACGCGTGGAATGTTGAGGCGATCGAAGAGAAGTCGGCCGCCAAGAAGGGTTCAGCGGCGAAGAAGTCCGATAACGTAGAATCGTACGTTCGTCGCAATGGGGATGGCGTCATCTGCCTGCCGACGGAGTACCTGCGGATGTCAGTGGTGAATGCTGCGAAGTTCCGGCAAGACCCGCGTTCACCGCGCAAGTCGGCGATGGATCTCTACAAGGCTGCGCTGGTTAGCCTGCGTCCTCTATCGCCGATTACGACGGTCGCCGGGGAACTTCCGAAGGTGTGGGACTATGAGCATCGCTGCCGCGTCCAGGTGCAGCGTAACGGCATCACTCGGTGTCGCCCTGCATTTCGTGAAGGCTGGAAGGCGGATATAGCGCTGATGGTCAATCTTCCCGAGTATGTGTCTCCGCGTGAACTTCACGAGGTAATATCCTCGGCTGGTCGGCTGATTGGTGTCGGCGATTTCCGCCCAACTTACGGACGGTTCCAGGTGACGAGTTTCGAGATTCAAAAAGATTGACGTTGGGCACGTAAAGGTCGGGTTTGGATCGGCGTGGCCTGGCTAGGCAAGGTATGGCGAGTTGTGGTAAGGCAAGGTATGAGCAGTATAAAAGGAGAATCCATGCAGAGACAGTTATCGATCGCACCGAGCAGTAATTTATCCGAAGCTTTTTATGACGACGAGACTTTGGAGCTTACCGTAGTCTTCAAGGGCGGAGCCACCTACGTCGTCTCCAATGTTCCTACAACCCTGCCGGAAGAGTTCGAATCAGCGGCCAGTTCTGGGAAATTTTACAACCAAAACATCCGCGGTCTGTACGTGATTGTGAGAATTTGATGAATGTAGAAGAGTCGTCGATTCCAGCATCAGTCCACGCAGAAGTCGCTATCTTGGGAGCATGTTTACTATACCCAGATGCGGTAAATGATGCGACTGAACTGCTGGAAGTTGATGACTTTTTTCTTGAATCACATCGCAGGGTCTACTCCTGTATTTTCGATCTGTCTGAGTCCGGAGAAACAGCCGACAACATCACCGTAGAAGCTGAACTTCGCAAGAGAAGACAGCTAGATTCTATTGGCGGTCTTGGATATTTTTTGTTTTTGACGGAAGGCATTCCGAGAAACTTCAACGTTGTAAGCTATGCCCGTATCGTCAAAGACAAGGCTATTCTTCGCTCTGTCATGGCGATCAGCGAAATAGCAAAAGCTAGGGCAATGGATCAGTCTGAATCTGGGTCCAGCATCTTGGGCGACATGGAGGAATCCATCCTCGAATTGACTCAGAGCTACAGCCAGCAGGCGTTCGGAACGATCCTCGATGCGGTGAAAGAAGTCGGCACGATCGACGAGTTTGTCAGCAAGATGTGTGATCCGCTAGAGATGACAGGGCTGGCGACCGGGTACACGGAATTTGATGCCATGACAGGGGGGCTACAGCCGTCGGAACTAGTGATTCTTGCGGCGCGCCCCAGCATGGGCAAGTCGGCCCTCATGTTGAATATTGCCACAAACGTCGTTTTGGCGGATATCAAAAAAGTTGTTGCTATCTTCTCGCTCGAAATGAGCAAAGACTCTCTGTACCGTCGTATGCTTGCCAGTTTGGCCAATGTCAGCGCGCGGCGAGCGCAGGCGGGCCATATCAGTGCAGAGGAGCGGCGACGCATCAGCGGGGCATTGCTGGCGATTGCAGATAAACACCTGATGATCGACGAGACCGCCAGCATTACTTCGACTCAGGTGCGAGCGAAGTGCCGTCGGCTTAAGCAGACTATGGGACGGCTGGATCTGGTGATGATCGACTATCTCCAGATGATGCAGGGATCGAAGAAATACGGAAATCGAGAGCAGGAAGTTGCAGGCATCTCCCGGTCCCTAAAGGCATTGGCGAAGGAACTTGAAGTGCCGGTCGTTGCCCTCGCCATGGTGGGCCGTGGCAGTGAAAAACATGGTGATAACCGACCCAAGTTGAGCGACTTGCGAGAGTCTGGATCAATCGAGGCCGATGCTGATATTGTCGCTTTCATCCACAGGGAGAGCTATTACAGGCCAGACGATGAAGAGGTTAGAGGCTTGGCGGATATTACTATCGCCAAGGCCAGAAACGGACCGACAGGCAAGGTGGACTTGGCTTATTCCGCTGATGCGACCAGATTTGATAATTTGCACCGGCAATAATGCTTGCATGGTAGTATTCAGACACGAGTTTCACAAGGAGCCCCATATGAAGCGAATCGCAGTATCAGCCCTCATCCTGTTTGCCGTGATGTTCCAGACGGGGTGCTCGTCGTTCGAGCGAACGACCTTCCAGACGCTTGCCGCGTCCAAGGCGGTGATCGACCAGGCGCAGGTCGACTACGAGGCTCGGACCATTCCGCATACCCAAGCCATCTTCACGGTCATTACGCAGGCCAAAGCTGTGCAGGCGACCGCAGTGCAGGGGATGGTGGTCTACGAGGAGATCAAGTCCGCCAACGGCAGCGCAAGCGCCCTCTCCCTACAACAGCAAGTCGTCATCATCGCCTTGGCAAACTTGCCGCCGGCGATTGCGGACGTCAAAGCTCTTTACACCCTACCCACGACCGGAGGCAAATAAATGTCCACCACAAACCCAACACCATCAGCCGCCACGACCGCGGCAACGGCCGTAACCGAAGTCAAGGCGACGGCAGACAGCATTCTCACAATCATCTCTGCCGCTGATCCTGGCGTCGCGCTTGAGGCTGGTACGGCACAGGTTGTAGTGGATCTACTTGCTACGCTGGCGTCGCAGGCTCTTACCGCATATGGTGCTGCTGCTGGTGTTACAATCAACGCCACAACCGTAGCGGCGCTGATGCCGAATGCTGCCCCACTCTCCGCACCAGACGCACCCACCTCCTAATCCAATAGCGGCGTCAGTGCCCACTGACGCCGTTTCTCTTGAGGAAATCCATGGAACAGCAAGAACTGCTTGCTCCTGCCTGCGGCCCTTGGCCGAATGTCGCCATAGAATCTATCCGAACCCTGTATCCAGTCCGCCGAAAGAAAGCCGAAGAGCAGAAGCGCATCCGCGAAGCTCTAGACCGGATCGTTGCCGGGGAGATCGACAGTAAGCCGCGAACGCAGGAAGAGGCTATTGCCTACCTCAGAGAAAAGACTTCCGATGCCCGGGCCAAGCTTTATGGCCGTGAGCGACGGTATATCCCTCACGCGACGACGTTCTATCACCAGTCGCGATATCTCCGCATGATGACAGAATCCATGCCTGCTTACGTCGAAGATGCTATCACCATCCTGCAGTGCTATCCCGGCATTGCGAAGTACAGTGAATTTACAATGGCCGATGTAGAAGCCCACATGCCCGCCATCAAACTGATCGACGAGCATATCCGATACATTCAGGCTACGCACGGCAAGGCGTCGACATCGTACCTTCGGACGCGGGTGATTCGCTATGCGGAATGCGTGGCAAGGTGGCCAGAATGCGACTTGCAGTATGTTCCCGGCATCATGAAATGGTTCAAGGAGCGCCGCTATGAGCAACAAGATGCCCACTGGACTCGAACTCCGCAAAACGGCTTCTCTTCCGAGCGCGACCAACTACACCGAATTGCGTAGATGGGTGGTGGGCAAGGACCAGGCGATCAGGGAGATGATTGCCGGTCCTTTGATGTCGGACGAAGCCCGTTCCTTCTACCTCGATCGGATGACTGCTATTGCCGTCGAAATTGGTCCAGAAGCGTTCGAGAAGGTCGTTATCCAGATCATCGACACCTGCGAGCGCCGCCCCACAATCGCTACCTTCCGGCGGTTGGCCAGTCTACGCATGGACACTCCTCTTTCTCCGGTGGCCGCGGCGTGGAACCTGGTCGTCTTGATTCTCCGACGACATATCGACCGAGACGGCAACGGAATGGCTGTTTTGGCCCCCAAGACGCGCATGGTTGGCGGCAAGGCGGTCACGGAGCCAATACCAGAGATATCCGCCGGGGTGAGGCAGGCGGTGGCCGCGCTAGGCGGGTGGACGGCGCTGGCCGATTGCGATCCGCAGTGGCTTCCAGAACGGTACAGGGCATTCAAAGAGCTATTTTCGGAGTCCCCCGGAACGGAATTGTCACCAAAGTAGTGCAACCGTATTTCTTCCGTGTCGCCGTCAAGGTACACTCTTGGCGTGCTTACGCTTGCGATCAGTCCGCCAATTTGCGCCCAACCGGAGTACCTGCCTCCGGCTGGAGAGGCTGTTTTCTACGACAGGGAAGTGCGCCGCGCGGCACGAACATTCAAAAGCGCCATCATGGCCATCGCCTACTACGGAGCTCGGATGCGGGCATTGGGTATGTTCGCACAGCTCGGCTTTGAGAGCGAGGATGTCTATCGGGATAGCATAGACGTTCCCCGATCGACATGGTACAAGGCAGTTCGCATCGGAGAAGCACTCTATGAACTCCCGCTTGTGGACCTTCAAGCTCTTTCCACCGGCAATGCCGAGCTCCTTATCCAGATTGATCCGATCCTCTGGAACGACTACCCGTGGGTGACGGAAGCGAAACAGCTTGATACCACTTCGTTCGCCGGGCTAGTAGCGCAGCGTAATCGCCAGTCAGGAAGCAGCCGCGAGGTCTACTCCTACTACCGCTGCCGGGTACCGTACACCGCCAAGAAGTTCATCGAAGAGGCTGTCGAGGCGTTCCGCCAGAAGAACGAGCTCGCCAGCGCGTCTCAGGCGCTCGAATTCATGGTTGCCGATCGGTACGATACCCCAAATTTCATGGAGACCCTGATCGAGTCGCGTCGGATATTGGCGTTCGCCATCAGACTGCTCGAGCGCCGGGAAGTCAAAGAGATCACCGAAGAGATGTACCTGCTGAAAAAGTCCCGGAGGTTGCTCGATGAGATACGCCAAGACAAGGTTTCAGCGGCCGAAGAGGCAGCAAGCAGTGAAGACAACGAGGAGCGGCCATGAAGTCACCCTGCAGAACGATGCTGGACGAGAAGAGAAGCGCCGGCGGAAACGTCACCTCTGGCAGCGCGATGGCGGACTGTGCCAGCTTTGCGATGAGCCTGTTGGCTTGGCCGAGTGTCTTTTTGCGGATGGCGAGAGCATCTTGGATGGCGAAAATGGTGTTGTGCACCCTGCTTGCAAGCGCAGGTCTATTCCTGACGACGAATGCTGAGGCGCAGGGAGCATCGATCTATGGGCAGGTGGTCAATGAACTAGGAAAGCCTGTACCATTCGGAAAAGTTCGCGTCTGCGCCTATACCGGATCTGGACTTCCATGCTCTCCACTTTCGTCGCTGTATTCAGATTTAGCGCTGACGCATTCTGTATCGAATCCATACACAACCGATCAGGTTGGAAACTACTCGTTTTTCGTTACACCTGGAGCATACCTTGTCCAGATCACGGTCGCTCCGTTCGTGATCTACAGCTATCAGATCACAGCGTATTCTGGAAGCTTCACCTTTCGCGGGACATACTCTCCAACGACGACCTACAACTTGGGAGATGTGGTTATCTACAATGCAACTACCTACACCTCTCTGACTTTCAACAATAGGGGAAATACGCCAAGCTCGAGTCCAAGCAATTGGGGCCCATTTGCCAGCCAGCCTGGAGCCGCGCTTCTTGATCCGACAGCCGATCAGATAATCACAAGCAATCCTGGAACTACTAATATCAACGGAGCCAATAATTACTTCCTGACTGCAAATTGCCTCGTTTGCGTTGATATGACTGGAAATTTCTTCGGTCCAGTGGTGGCACAAACAGACTTTGTCAATCAGTTGCTATTTCTCAATGGAAATAGTTATGGTCCCGGTTCTGATGTGGGATTCGTTGGAACATTGCCGAGTTCCTATCAGCCAGAAACAACCAGCAAGACTATCTATGAAGGCGGATTTTATCGGCGACTCGGAATAAGCCAAGGAGAGAGCGCCAATTTCAATGTTCGCGCTGCTGGGGATAGTGCGTGGAAATACGTTTATGGAAGTATGGACTGCGGTTGGGTCTCTGCAAGTTCTGAAGGTTGTTCCATGATAAAAATGAACGGCACTCAGAATACTTCTTATCCCGTGGGAACCGTAACTTCGACTACGGGTACCGGTGATAGGAGTCCAGTATTAAGCGTCAATGATCTATCGCCTGGAAACTATCTTCTGCTGACACAAAGTGCAGTCGATACCGGAACGATTATGGATAACGGAAATCCAAGTCAACCTGGTTCTGTACGTTTTGGTTCAACATTTTTATATACCCTTCAAGTGTCTAGCACTTTGACCCCTAGTGCGGTCTGTACAACCACGACAGATGTTGCGCAAAGCTTTCCCGTGCAGACTCTTTTGACGCATACGGTTGGCTGTACCGCTATTCAGGGAACGGTAAACACCACAAATAATAACGGATATGCTTGGATTATCAGCCAAAACGGGAATCCAGAACAAATACGTATAACCGCCGTCAGTCCTCTTACCTTTCAATCGCAAAAGCCTCATATCGTCGGTTCGCTCATCATCCAAGGCGGGACTCATGGTTTCATGAGTGATGATCCAGATGTTATTTGGAGAACGTCATATTTCATGTTTGGAGCAGCCGATTCCTCACATTACATTTGCGGTCTTTTAGAAGCAGGAATTTTTAGTTCATGCCCTCCAATTTTAGGTTCTCAGCAAACGATTGTTGGCTCGACTTATCATGTAGTTGACGGTGCAGAAATACTCTCAGTCGATACAAACGGTGCAAACGAAATACTTGAAACCAACAATGTTCCTTGGACTGCCGGAGCAGCGGTAGAAAACCCCGCCAATGCTGCCGCATTAGAGCAAGACATTTTCCTACAGACAACCGGAAACACTATGTCCATTCCGGGTTCTGGAACAGCGGCAATGTCATTGAGACTTGCAGGCAACAATGTTTCTCGTGGAAACATGGTTTTTGAGATCCAGAACTTCGTTGATACGCAGGGAGGAACGCCGCGGTATAACTTCAATGGTGGCCATATGCAGGCACCAAACTCTATCAATCTTTTCGGTCCATTTGCAAATGGAATTGTGATGGATATGCCTCTAGGTGGAACTGGCTTGGGAGGTAGTTGCATAGAAGGAAATGCCGGACCTTATACTACAGGTATAGGTTCTGTAATATGCATCCGTTCCAGCACCTTTCCCAAAAACGTGAACATCTTATCATTTGAAGATAGAGTGGGAAGCTTCGGGTTCGACACTACCGCAAACCATTTCTACTTTCATTCAGCTCCGGTTGATGTGCTCAATGCTTTTACAGCTGGTTCTACTGGACAGTTTTCTGTCTCAAGCGGAGGAACTTTGAAGATCAGTCCTCTTGCTGGAACAGGAAACGCATTGGCGTGTTTGGATGCGAGCGGAAATTTGTATAGAGGGACGGCAACGACATGCCCATAATAGAGGAGTCAAAGTGAAAAAGTTAATCATAATGCTCGTGCTCGTCATATTTGCAGGACGCTTGTGGTCGCAGACGACTGTGAGCGCGACGATCGTGGATTCAGATGGAACGGCATGGGCCAACGGTACATGGTCAGCAACCTACCTCTACAATCCTGCTCTTGGACAGCCAGTCGTTGCGGGGCAATCATTCACGACGTCGTTCGCTGGCTCACTCAACGGATCAGGCGCATTCAGCCAGGCACTTACCAGCACGGGCGGTATTATTCCGACGACCGCACCTCCGGCATCGGGATGGGTATTTTGTGCGACACCTGCAGTAAGCGGAGCACATACCTACTGCACTGCCGCCATGACGATTACAGGGGCAACATTCAATGCTTCGACAGTTATCAACGCAGCCATCGTGGCACCACGGCTTACCTGTGGTAGCCCTGTGAACGCCTATGCGGATGTGGAGATGTCGAACCCCCCTCCTGGATGCACATATTTCAGCCTTACAACTCTGTTGAATCGGACATATACCGGATCAGGATGGATTAGTCCCAGTGGAAGCGGAACCACCAATCCAAATACATCGGGAAATGCTTCTGCTCTCGCGGAATACACAACAACGAATGGGACCACGCTTCAATCAAGTCCTGTCTGCTATGGCATTACAAACGGAATATCTTGTCCGCAAATAAGTATTCTAGGTGGGGCAGCCACTTCGACAGATGGCCTAATCTTACAACTCACTTCATCGAATCCTGACCAGACGGCCATTCTGATGCAGAACAGCACAAGTAGCATCAGCTATGGTCCTTTTGTCACTGGATCTAATTCAGCTATTCCTGGATTCGGCATCGCCGACTTCAATAGCGGAGCCGTAAATTTCAACTTCCATTCGACCGATGCCACTCATCCGATAAATGCTATGTCGAACTTGGGTGTTCTTGGTTTTGCTTCGGGTGACCCAACGGCCACTGCATTGATCTCTGGACTATCGAGTTGTGGCGCTGGATGCTTTGCCGCAGGAAACGGAACGCAAGGCAACAGTTCAGCGACAATACAGGCTGGGGCAGGAGTTTTCAGTGGGGCAGTGAGCGCTGGGACTAGTGCTCTATCCACTTCACTAACAGTGAACGGAACGTCCAACGGGACTCTTCCTGGCCTGATTGCGGTGACTGACAGCACCAGTGCGGCGACAAATACCTATGGATACTCCTATCTAGCCCCTAGCATACCTACGGGAGGCTCTATAGATTGGATATGGGGCAAAGCCGGATCAAACGGCAATTCTCTCGCGCTGATATGGAACCAGACAGCGAGCACGGCCACTAACAACTGGTGTCTGGCTGTGTGGGGCATGGGGTCCAACTGCAATGTTCAAGGCTTTCTAGGCGGTGCTTTAAAGAGCATCAAGAATACCTTAGACGATGGTGCTGGCAATGTTACGACCCTCGGCACTGTCAATGTAGGTGTTGATGTAGGCGTGACGGGGAATGTAAATGTGCAGGGAGCAATCAGTTCCACTATCAACACTCAGCCAGCCAGCATCACAAATTCAGGTGTGGTGATGACTGCCAATCCCAACGTGGCTGATCTTGTCTACTACGATTCAACGCGGACAACAGACAACCATATCGTAGAGGGAATATGGTTTCAAGGTGCTTATCAGCTGAGAATGAAGAGCGACAGTCAGGCGCAGGCGCGTGCGTTCTTTACGGCAACTGGAGGTTATGGCGTAGGCAGTGCTGTACTCGCCTTGACGGGAAACACGACCATAAATGGCAACTTGAATACTACGGGTAATGCCAATTCTACAACACTCTCTGCCTCTGGTCTCACTGTTGGAAATTGTATCCAAACCACTACGGGGGGACTACTTGCTGTCGCACTTGGCCCCTGTTACATCCCTAATACCTCTACGGGCACAATCGCGGTTGCTGCGGGTGCTGGGGTTGGCGGTACAGCGACTTGTACTGGAACTTGCACGGCTGCACGTGGTCGAGTCTCCGTAGTTTCTGCAGGGATTCCTGCTGCTGGCGACGATGCGACCGTCACGTTCGGAACCGCTTACGCGACCGCGCCGGTGTGCCAGGTGACGATCAACGGAGGTGCCACGGCCTTCAATCCGGGATGGAGCAGCACGACGACAGTGCTGACAATCAATACCGGACTTGCTATCTCAGGCACAGTAGAATTTGATTATGTTTGTGTGCTGTAATTTGATTTGCCGTCTGGACCAGTAATAGGCCAGCCTTCGGGTGACGGATTTTCTGCCAGTAGAGAGGGTTCGGCCAATGTCGGAGTCACAGAATTTTTGGACAGCACAAGACAGGAGTGACTTTAATCGGCTCAAGCAGGATATGTGGCACGGCAATGGAAAGCCTGCCGTCACTGTCCGAATGCAGGCGGCGGAAAGTCGTATAGACCAAGCCGAGAAGGACGCTAAAATCATGAAAATGGAGATCGGTAGTCTTCAGCGCACAAACCAGAAGTTGCACGAGAAAGCCAACAGCAACAGCACGAAGATTTTGATCGGGATTCTCTTCATCCTGCTTACGCTGCTGGCTGACATATTCAAGCGTCACATCTAGTAGAAAGACCTCCCGCTAAGGAGGCCTTCTGGTTATGGTTCAGTTGGGGCTGGCGCGCCGGGGAGTTCTTCGGCTTGCTCTGCTGGGAGCTCGGTTGTCTCTTCGGGCTCCAGCGACTCGGGAGGAGTAGTAATCTCTTCAGTTGTCATGTCGCCATTGTAGCGCCACATCGCGAAAATCCAAATGGCCAGGCAGCCTAAATTTGGGATCAGCAGTTCGTCGTGAAGAATGTGCGTGATGTCTGGTCGGTGAATCATCATGCCGCCGTAGGATGCGACGATCATTCCCAGCAGGATATTCATCGAGAACGCCACCCTGTTCAAACGCTTCCATGTCTCCGTGACAGTCATGACGCCAAGAGCGATGTTCACAAGATCGATGAAGTAGTAGAGTTCCTTGTACTCCAGTTTGGTGCCGTGATGAAGCACGAGGTAGAGCGGAATCGACTCAATCAGATTGAAGAAGATGTAGGTTCGAAACCACCAGAATGGTTTGCGTTGGAGTGCGAGAAAGAGAACGATTTCCAGCAGGATCGTGAGGCCCCACATGCCGTAGGCCATGATGAGGTGTTCCGTATAGATTATGCTCATACCTTATGGTAGGCTAATCGTCAAGTTTAGGGTAGAAAAACATGGACGCAATCGACATCGTTCTACATGGCGCGGACGGCAACGGCGGGCTCTATCGCTGGGAAGACCCTATCCCTTACTTCTACCTCGACAACCATGAGGAAGATGGAGTACCGGCTCCGCTGGTAACTACGGCGCTGGGTTGCGCGTTGCTTCTTCCCGAAGCTCTGACATTGCCGTGGCAGATCAACGGTCGCCCTGCGACTATCACTGAAATTGCCGATGACTTTACCACTGTAAAGAACGCCTCGTTCGGATATAAAGCTTCTTTCTACGAGGATATGACTCAGTGCCGTCTCACTGCAGATGCCATTGAGGCCTTCGCGCGAAAACGTATCGACACCTTCCTGGGAACGCTCAACCAGACCTTCCCAACATTGACGACATGGCCATTGACTTGTCAGGCCGGAGCCATCGACCTGATCTACGGACTTGGTGCAAAGAAGTTCCTCTCCACCTACCCGCTATTTATCGGCTACGGCAAGCAGACACCACCGAATTTCAAGGGCATGGCCGCGCAGGGTGGATCGAACACCAACATTGCAGCATATAACGACCGCAATCAGGCCAGGAAACTACTCTTCCTTCAAGGAGCCGTATGAACTTCATAAGCCAATGGCTATCGAACCACTCAATTTCTGCCAAGTCCGTAGCATCTGGATGGGCTTTCCTGACCGGACTCTTCTACTTCAGCCCACAGTTCCACGATTACGTGATGAATGCCTACAGCGGACTGCCGAAAGGTATCCATGGATTCATCGCTGGTGTGGCTATCCCCGCACTGATCTTCTGGAAGACGCAGAAGCGGACTACCATCACGGCTGAGGTCGCTCCCGGCACTACTGGAATCGCTGAGGCTACCGCTACCGTCCTAGCGCCCGTGCAGCTTCCGGAACCGACGAAGCCAGTCTAGGACGTCATCCGAACTGCGGGCCACAACAAAGGCATGTCCTCGGGATAGGACGTCATCCCTGAAAGACTCCTGCTCAGGTCGTAGCTTGCCCGTGGCGCTCTTGATCTCTATCCAGACAGGAAGGTACCACTCCGCATGAGGTACGAGCGCCAGCAGGTCAGCAGTGCCCCGCGGGGATAGCTGCATGGCTCGCTTCTTCCCATTTCTGCCCTCAAGCACGATCGTTCCGGAATTGGTGCGAATATGGAAGATGTGTTCGGCGTCGAGCAACCCACGCACGGCGGACGAAACCATTGCTTCAGGGGTCATGTCTTGTCTAGGCATGGATTATTCGCGTGCCCCTAGCTGCTTCTGATTCCGCTCCACAAGAACCTCGTAGAGCGTCCGGCCGCCCTGCACGGCGTAAGGCATAAAGACCTGCCCCATTTCAGCCTGACGAGACTCTACAAGGGCGATCTGAGCCTCACACCAGTCCTTCAGGATGCGCCAGCTAACCCGTTCCGCCTGCTCACGGCTGCGAAACCTTGGCGGTGCCGACTTCAGCATGACATCGTAGACGCCACGCTCGTTCGACGGAAGCAGGAAGTTGGTAGGGACTCCGCCGACTTTCATGGTAAACGTGACGGCCGCAACCTTGCCGGTATCGGAGAATTGCTGGGTGATGGAACTTGCACCCTTGCGGGCAAGCAGGGCGCTGATCTCGGAGACGGTGCGCGCAGCAGGGATCTTCGTTGTGAAGTTGAGAATAGGCATAAGCTATTTCCCCTCGGCCGCAACCAACTCGCTGACCATTTTCCAGTAAGCATCGTATGCCTCTTGGTCGTGGTCGCTCAGGAAATAGTAGTAGCTGTCCGGGTCTTTCTTGCCCTTAGCAGCAAGAGTGCCGACGTTGGTTTCCTCAGCCTCAAACTGTCCTTCCAAGCCATAGCAAGAGCAGTGAGAACCATGGCACTCATACAACTTGCCGTCGCGCTTCCAGATCATCGTGGCGTCGCCTTCGTAGCTGCCACCACCGTAAGAAGCAAATAGCAACTCGTCTTCTTGCGGAAAAGCCCGTGGATAGACGGCGGATCCATATTCGCTGGTCTCGTAGTTGTAGTTGCGCGAGAACCAATCATCGCGCATGTCTCCATAGCCGCTCCATCGCCCGAAAATCCTAACTTCGTTTTCCATGGTTTCGTCCTCGTCCATCCAGACTACACAATGCTTGCACAGAAGTCACGACAATCTTGCTTGCACTTCAGCCCCCATCGACGTACCCTTGACATAGAGGACTTCGCCATGGGTAAGAATAGCCAGCACATCAATAACTTCCTGCAACGTCGCCAGACTCCGCCAGCCGCACCTGCGATTCCAGATACGGTTGTCGCCACCATGCCAAACGGCGTCGCCATCGCAACCTCAGCCTCAACGCCGCTGTCCAAAGAGCAGATGGAGAAGCTGGCCGCCGAGTTCAAGTCGCAGTTCAGCGCCGGCAAGGGATACACGCTTCTGCCGAATGGGTCGATTGAAATTCTGGTTACGATCGATGAGGATATGTCTGGGGGACTCCTTGCTTCCGCAGATCAGGCCGGAATGCCGACCGCAGATTATATCCGCCAGATCATCGCCGATTCGCTGACGGCTTATTGGGCTGGCGCGGGGGCGTAATGCCAAGCAACGACTACGTTGTGGGGGCGCTATATTTGCCGGGTGGTCCGGGTGGGTTCTGGACGCAACCAGGTGGAGTTGGTACGCCAGTCCTGCCTCGCCAAGTAACTGGTGGCTTTGAACTGCTCACGACAGAACCATTCAACGAGCTCACGGGTGCCTACATTGGCATCTGCAGTCACAGTTTTCTCTACTGCACCGTCTACCGCGATATAGACGTTAATACGGGTCTCAGCGTAGCGATATTAACGTGCCCTCTTTGCTCCTGCGTGCAAAGAACTATAAGCCCGTTCGAAGCTGCCATAGGTCCAGAGTCGATGCTTTTAAATGCTATTTTGTATCCGTAGGACCGCCTCCTCCCTAATCTTTCGATTTCTTCTGCCACTGTAAATAGACTCTAGCGTGTCATCTTTTATGCCTACCGCCAAAGATATTGATTTCCACGTCACGCCCAATGATCTAAGTTCGAATGTCTTAATGATATCGTCCACAGAAACCGTAGATCGCCCATGACGATTTCGATGTTCAATGCTCGTCAGAGCTTCCGTGTGATCTGGATTTACACACAACGACTGCTCGCATTTGTGGTGTAGCTCTAGTCCGCGGCTAATAGAGCCGTATCGTTCTTCGAAAAAATGTCGATGCGCCGCAACGCTCTTGCCATTTAGAGAAATCCTGCCATACCCTTCTTTATCCGCAGTCATCAGCCATATCCAACATTTTGTCGAGTATCCTGTATCTTTCTCTTCATACCGAGCACTTCCGAGAACTCGGGTTTTATGTCCATGACCCTTTACGTAACGATATGGCAGTCCTTTCACGAGACGGTCGGGCAAGTTAGAACAGGCAATAATCTTGGTTTTCGATCCGCACATACAAAAGCATTCGCCAAAAGCTACCCCAACACCGGCGCATTCTTGGGCGTATAGGGTTTTGGAAATTAAAAAACTGGAAGCTGTCACCTTGTGATAGGCGCGTTTGATATAAACTTTTGAATTGGGAGCTGTCATAGTCGGAAACCTCATTTCCATCTAGGCTAACGCCGCCAGTTGAAGCTGGTAGACGCTCCCTTCATTTTACACCTTTTCTTCGCCTAAATCCACGCCTTTATTATCCGGCCAATCCAGCCTTCTCATCTCTCCGAGCCAGTAAACCCCAGCAAATTCTTGCGCTAGGAAATCAACTTTCTGCTCGGTCGTCATGCCCAATTTCTCGTAGAACCTGATATTGTTCTCGGCCTTCCATCGAAACTGCGCGGCCAGATCCTTCAGGTGTTCGTTGCGCATCAGGAGCGGGCTGGACAGAACGTTTACCACGCTTCCTGGGAGCTTGTTCCGTTTCATAAATCTCCATTTCTGCGGGCATTTACATATGGTTCTCCTTTGCCGTTCTTTGGCATCGGCATAGATGTTTTTCCTGGACACGCTTTGCGATATGGAGATTCCCACTCGTTTCTCATATCTCCACAAATTGAACATTCCTGCCAGCGCTCGGTTTGTACGCCTGCCCCGTTGACTTCAGTTACCGAGTGGTTCTCCCATTTGTGATGTCTCATCGCAGGTTGACCTCATTGGTACAAGCTGCAGTAGGCTTCAGAATCGAAAACGTGGATGTGGTCGCTCATTCTTCGCCGCCTCTCTTCTCCGGATCGTCCGGATGCCGCTCTTGCCGGATAGCGTACTTCACATACGAAGCCGAGATCCGATTGAGGATGTCCCAGAGCTCGACGTAGGTGATGTCGGTATCTTCGAGTGCGTTGGCTATGACAGTAGCTAGCTTGTTGTGGGCGCGTTCGACGATCATAACCCGTTCGTGGAGCTTCATTGGTCAGCCGCCTATCTCGAAACAGCCGTTCAACCGAGCGTGTCCAGGATTGGCATCGTTCAGCATCGCAATGAACCCCTTCTCGATGAATGGGGCACACTGCCAGATACCTTTCAATCCGAACCGAAAACTCGTCTTTTTAGAATCCGTATACCGACGATCTGAAGGATGTATTTTTCGAATCATTTCCCTCATGTGTGCTTCCGATGAGAGTATCGTCGTGGGCGCTTCATTGCCGTAGGACAATGTGCCATAGGCTTGAAGTATTCCCGTAATCGTCAGGAACTCGCTGTCGAACTCTATGAGCCGTTGCACAACATAGCCCTCAACCAAATCCAGAGTTACAGGCAGAAACGACTTTGACCCGGCGATCTCAATTAAATTTTGCTGTACGGTCATCCTTGCCTCCTCAGATACTTCGCTTGATGGGTAAGAGCACATTTTTCACCGCAGAACGTAGCCACCACATAAGGCAGGCGCGCACCCTGTTCTTCGGTTGGCCAATCAGCGATCGCATAGCCATGCGCCGCTTCCCAGCCTACTAACCATTTGTTCGCTTCGCCCTTGCGTGTTTCACAGACGAGGCAGGTTGTTGGATCGAGTACCACGCTAAGACCTCTCAGGCTGGAAGGAGTAGGTGCATTTCCCGATAAGCAATGGGGAAAGATGTAAAGTTTCTGGCGTGCAGAGTGCATCGAAATCGGCCAGCACATTGAGTGGCTGCAACCCGGCTTGCTGCATAAATTGAAGCATCAGGGCAGAGCAGATCACTCGATGCGGATTCCACGTTCGATGCTTGAGAGCCAAGCCGACAATGTCGGAATAGTCGTACTTCTCGCCTATCTTCGACTCCAGCCAAGTGTGTGCGATATCGAACTGTTCTTCTGGAATCGGAATAGAATACCGACGCTCATAGGGAGGCTTGCAGTAGTCCAGCCGCCTCTCCTGAACGCCTGTGCCAGCGTGTGCCCCGATCCAGCCTCGCCCGTCTCGCGACAAGCATTCGGTGTGAATCCAGAGCGAGTTGGTGACGTAGCGGATTCCCGCACTGACAAATCCGGTGCCTCCGATGAAGCGGATTACGATTGAATCGGGCATTTACTTCTCCTTTGCGGGAACTGGTTTCCCGAGTGAATTGTGAAGACCTTGAAGGTGACATGGCCAGCACCCCCATTTACAAATCTCGACGGATGTTCCATAGCGGCGCTTTGCCTTCATGTGAACGAGGTGGCCATGATCTAGGGGAGTCTCTCCATCGAACGGCAGTATGCCCTTGATGCAGTTAGGCATGATTCCAAGCTCACAGCGCCCGCCAGCGCGTTCGTAGACGGCTAGACGTACTTTTTCCACCTCTGCGGGTGTTGCTTGGCCCCTACGGGTGCTTGGGCGCTTCTTGCGGATTTGCGAGCGGCGGATCATAGTGATGGCTTCTTGATGCCAAGCAGGACAGACGTGTGGGACCACATGTGGATAGGGTCTACGTCCTCTCGATTGCGGAAGGCCCAAAGATACATGTATATTTTCCCATCCCTTTCTTCCGTATAGCAAGAACGAACGAACAAACTCCATTTGCGAGAGTGTGTCATCATAGAATTTCCCCTTGCGTGACACAGCCAAGCCGATCCTTCGCTTGACGCTTCGTTATGGTCGGAGTCTTGCCGCGGGGCCAAATCCTCCCAGTTCCGTTGCACATACCGCAAAGCACTGCATCGGGCGCTGGCAATTCGCAGGTACCAGCACGTCCAGATTGAAGATGAAACCATGATCCACAGATAGTACGAGCGGCTATCGACGGATGCTTGAGCCGGATAAACTCATGAAATCCGTAGTCATACCACCTTGCCTCTACGTAATCAATCTTGTGAAGAAGCATGGCCATACCGACCTTGCCATGGACGTATTTCGGGTGCTTCTTTACCCGTGTTGGCTCAGGAGGCTGGGACCATGGATTTATACGAGGAAGGCCGGCGTCTTCGTATGCGGCTATTTCGCGTATCATCGCTTCCTTTCCGGCCAATCACCAATCTTGAGCGGTTCTGGGGCCGCCATGTCGATGCCAATGTTGTAGATTCGGTGAACACCGTCAGCAGCGACAAGCCAAATCTGATCCTTCGGTACAGCATCACGGACCACCGCTTTAAGGAGGTTGTCCATGCCTAGACTCCATTCTTGTGCCGCGGCTTCCGATCGACAACTTCCGTGTAAGCAGTGATTTTTTGCAGTTCGCTGTCGATGTGCTGCATGGGTGGCGTCTGCGCGAAAACATCTCGGGCCTCAGCCTCATCGTGAAATTCACGCATATAGCCGTCGCTGCCTACGACGCGCCAGGAGATTGTTGGATGACTTTTCATTTGGCACTTTTCGGTTCAGGCACAAAAAACGATACTCCAAAATAAATTGCAACCCCAACTGCATACTCCCAAAGATTACGATGACTAGCGCCGCCGCCAGATATCATTCCTCCGGCAAACACGAATATCATCAAAGTTTTGCACAGTCTGCAATCGTTGGTAGTCATTTGCCACCTCCAAGATTCTTCTTCACCAGCCCAGCGACAACACCATTCAAAAGCCGCGAAGTTGCATTTTCCGAGCCCGATCGCCCGAATGTCGACTCCAGTAGTTTTTGCTTCTCCGCTTTCTCCTCTTCCTCTGTCGGCGGCGGTACGTACATGCAATCAAGGGAAAATCCATCCGCCCATTTGATAGCCGGGCCGTCTTCAGAATGAAGATTACCGAGCGGGTCCGTCTTCACGAACAGCGGCGGCAGGCAGAACCAAGCGATACGCGCGTAGGGCAGAACACAAAAAGCATTTGCAGCGAGTCCGCCAATTCCTTCTGAGTGCAACGCAGGGTAAATCACCGCATCAGACCAACCCGCTGGCGTACTGGAGCGCCCCAGAGCGTCTGAGGCCCGCGCAGCTTGGTTGATCTTTGCGTGAGCATCATGAATCGCCTGGTAGCAGCGTGGCGGCGTATTCCAGAACTTCCAGCGAAGCATCGAGGAGATAGGAGCCCCCATGCTGACCAGCAAGTCATCATTGAGGACGGCGGACAGCAAACTTCGCTTAGCCTCGCCCTCGATGCTCACCAGCCCTTTCTGCGGAATCAGCGAGTCGACCAGCATGGATTTCATGGCGAACTGCTTCAGCATGGTGATGGCAGACCAGAGGGCGGCCGGACTGGATGCCCAGCTAATCCGGGGAGCGGGAAGATTCAGCTTGGCGTAAATTTCTCGAACCTCTTCTTCGGCGGCGAACCTGTCTTCTCCAAATACGCGCTGCTCCCACGGAAATTGGCCCTTACTGGCGTTCAAGCGGGCGAGTTCCATCTTGTCCAGTTCGGCGAAGAACGCTTTGTCGTCCATGCGTGGATTATCGGGCATTCGTCACCTCTGGGATAAAGGTCTCATCAATCACTTCTCTACATGATCGGCATCGAAATATGCAGACGCGATCCGAATCAATTGTTTCTGGATACGCATAGCGATTTCCATTGCGCCACATCGTATGAACCCCGGAATTGAGCACCTTGATGACAGCGCGCCCACATTTGCAATGACCGTTGATTCTTGTCTCGGGCATTAGATTAACCCCAGTTTGGCAAATTCACGGATCGCAAGTTCCCGAACTTCAGGATCGAGCTTGGCGTACAAGTCTTGCCGAGCTTCCGCCTCTTTAATCTTTCGCTCAGATCTGTACAGTCGCGACCGACGCTCTAGCGATTCACGGGTTAGAGGCTTACCGCAAAATCTTGACCGCTTACCGCTAAGCCTATTGTCCCTGTCTAGCATTCTCCCTTTAGCCATTCGCCCCCTTCTTTCTAAGCTCGGGCATATCGCATCCTCGCTTGTTATTGCACGGTTCGCACGCTAAAACACGGTTTTTCGCATTGTCCAGTCCCCCTCGAGACAAGGGAATTATGTGTTCCGCCGTAGCTGTATCCAGCGTCAAAACAGCCTTGCACCAATGGCAGAGAGTTGATTTTCCGTAAAACTCGTTCTTACGAAAGATAGCCGCCTTGATAGCCTTGTACTTCTTCCGCCGCTCCTTGCGATCAGCCGTAGCCATTGGTGGTGGCTCCAGGGCCATCTGGATTGCTTTGGCGGGGCTTACATGGTTGAACCGTCGTGTTGTGCCGGCAACGTAGGCGGACTGCTTCTTAGCTCCAGGGTAGTAGTTCACGAGCAACCCCTTGCCGTGGATTTGAATATGCCCAGCGCCACACTCCTTTACCTGCAACCCGTGGGGTTTGGCTGCAATCTGTAGTGATTCGAGCGTCGTCATTTCACCTCTCTGTGGCACTTCTTAGCGTGATCGCAATAAACACAATTCTCATTCGCGCCGAGTTCAAACGTATCGCACGGCCCCATGTTGTCAGGGTAAGTATCACACCCGCAGTCAGTGCGCGGATGCCGGGGTGTCATCGTTGTATCACAAAGTGGAAGGCTCATACCCTCATTATATAATGCAAGCATCATGTTGAATCTAACTTTTTTCGCTGCATTCGCCGAAGCTGATCCCAGGGTTATTCGCTTAGCCCTGCGCCTCATTCGAGACTTTGAGCTCACCCGCTTTCGAGTGATTGAAGTTCACAAACTCTGGGACCGGTACGGCCAAGGCGATTCGAGCAAAGACTTCACTTTGTTCAGCTTTGAAACCCTCGTCAAGATGGGGTTCATTGAGCATGGACCAACTGCTAGAAGATCGGGGAACCGGTTCCAGCAAACTTACCGTATACGGCCAGCTTTCCTGATGAGCCCGAAGGACTTGAAAGAATTCTTTGCGGAGCGCCAGGCAGAGGAAGAGCGTGAATCGATAGCACCGGAAGATTACGACAAGTGCGCCGTATCCGGATCTACGCCGGGCGGAACAACCTGAACACAGATCGGCGTGAAGCGTGGGCCGAAAGTCAATTCCGTGATGACTAGATTTGCGCCTTCTGCAATCAGATTTCGTTCGACTTCGGTCAACTCGAAGCGGACCATCATCGCGCCACCTTTGTTCGTTAGTGGAAGAATGACGATGGGCGCGTATTCTGGTTGGTCCAGGGCGATGACGCGCTCCGACGGCTGGGAATCTTCGTTGAAGACTGGGGAGATTGAGTTCATGGCTTCTCCGTCGATGATGGTGAGATATATCGCGGAGGAAACTCGCATTTGGGAAGAGCTCCAGAAACTCGACCGCGAGCATACCCGCGTCTCCATGCATCCGCAGGAGACTCTTGCTTGACTATAGTTCTTCCGATAATGGAAATCAGTAAGTCGCGGTATTCCAGATTGGAAAGATCGCTGTTTTTATAGACCATTTCCGCACATTCCATGATTGTCTGTTCTCGGATCAGCGCAGGAGACTCTTGCCCCTTCAGTTCGTCGATTACAGTAGAAATATGTTCTTCGAGTGAAACCTGATCTCTTTGCCAATCAACGGAATCGTGAATATATCCGAATCGATCACAAAGACTTCGATGGAAATTCTTGAACGATGCTAGAGAAGGAGACTCCTGGGATTTGAGGGCGGCAAGTTCGGATTCTGCTTTCTCCGCCCGCTGAACAAGACGAGTCATCTGGCCGATATGTCCAGCTAATCCATCGAGATCAGCAGTCAGCCGTTCAATCTCCACCTTCTGCGCTACGATTTCTTTCGTGAATTCAGATTTGACCGCATTCCAGCCTTCCTGGGCCGATTCAAGTGAAGCGATTCGTTCCTTCTGCATGGCGCTGATTGCGCGATGAGCGAGAATTTCATCCGCCAAATGATCGGCAGTATCACACCCGAAAAATGGCATACTAACCATTTCGGCGGCTTTCAATAGACGCTCATCATCAGCCTTGATTGCGCTCTTCAGCCTCTCCGCTTCCTCTGTCCGCTCAGATAGTTGGGTACGAGTTGATTCATAATCATCGCGAGTGCAGTAGAAATCGACTCGCAGCCTAGACGTGCCCATGCAGGCATCTTTACCGCAATGGCAGGGCAGCTTCGCCTTCTCGTTATCGATCATCGCTTCCCCAATCTGTTGTCGCCGCTCAATTCCATCTCCGCCGAAATCGCCCGGTTGCGCCAGATGTTCGCGTCATTCAACAGCCTAACGTTCTCCGCTCGCAGTTTCCGCATCTGCTGCTCTAGGCGATCCGCATAATGAATCCAATGCGGCTTAGTTTTGGATAGCATCGGCCTCTTCACCTCGCTCGCTTCCTCTGCTTTCGGCTGGGAAGTTGAATCACAGTCGGAGCGCTTGCCCGCATAGGCCACGCTTTCTCCGTTGAATGGAAGTGCGCTGGACAGTGCCGGTAGATCAGCAATTAGATTGCCTATTGCTACACTCGCGCTTTTTTCTTCCTGCGGAATCGGCTCTCGCTGCGTTTGCACGTCTTCCTCTGCGCGATGCACGATCTCCGACTGTGAACTTTTGACGACTTCTGTGATTTCGCTCGGCTTGCCTACTCGCACATCCTGTTGGGGCAGCTTGGATGCGGCGTCTTCCCATGAGCATCCAGCGTGGTTATACCCTAGTGGATCACGATCACCTTTACCGATCTTCCAAATACATCCACTCATTCCCTGCATAGCATTTGGGAAATGGACCAATACTCTTTCTTTCGCTATCTCGCTCATTCGCCTATCCTCGACGTTCGATTTTCAAAACTTCATCCAAAACTTTCCAGCAGGCATCCGCTGAAATTTCAGGATTATGAGATCGACCACTAGCGATGACCGATAGCGCGTGCATCACATCCACGATCTTCCTTCGCTGCAACTCATCCATTGCCATCGCTCTTCTCCTGTAGCTGGTGGGCTACTAACTCATACAAAGCTGCAATTCTTGACGGCATCGGTGCTTCCCCTGGACAAAATTCATCGTGATCTTGAGCGTGGAAATCGACTATACATTCAAGATGCATCGCCCAGTTCTGCCAATCACCAGACCAGATGCCCTTATAGCGGTAGTAAAGTTCGCCTTTGGGAATGCGAGCCCAGCAATATTCACATCTGCCTTCCTTGCGAGCCACAATCTCTTTGCCTTTTCCAAAATCGCTCATTCCCCGCTCTCCTCTGGTGAAGCTACTGCTCTGGCTGCGGTTCTCCGCGTTCTTGGCGTATGTCTTGAAAGCTGATCCAAATAGCGGGATTGATCGTATGTAGCCGTCGCTCGGCGTCATAGCACGGCTTGCAGACCATTGCTCCTGCCCATTTACTCTTGTAGCCGTCGGGAACAACTAGGTCCCCATAGCGAGCTACTCCGTAAGACTTCGCGCTGCGAGCTTGCTTCCATTCGACATCACAGACGACACACTGGCAGGGAATGATGTTCAAGTCGATTATTGTTATCGCTGCCATTCTTCTCTCCTTGATAGGCGTGAAATCGGTTATTTATATCTATGAGTCCCTGAGAACTTCATCAGCCTCAAGAACAATGTTGGTCGCGTCCACACTACTCTTTCGCATCTAGGTTCTAATTCATCAATGAGGATCTGGGCGCATTCGTCACAATACTTGCTTGGGTCCATCCCAGCGCGAAGTCCATATTCTTCGTCGCAGCGAGCGCATACTGGCGGTTCGTTCATTTTCTTCCTACTTTCTACCTATTTTGGCAGGTGTTAGGGTTGGCTAGGTGGCTGATCGTTCTGATACCAGTACACAAATTTATCAAAATCCTTTTTGGGAATCTCAAAAGTTGCGGAAGCTGATTCACCAACAGTCTGCTTGACTAGCATTATCGATGTTCCGTCGATCGACATCCAAAAGCGCGGAGTTGCAGTATTGTCTTCGATTAGATTATTGGCGACATCATCGAAGGTCTTGGCTTCAATCGGTTTCATGATCTATCCTCTATCTCTGCTGGGTTATGCCGTGCTACTTGGCGTACAACTTTTCTATCTCTTTCGAACTAGGCGTCTCCGATTCTTCTCCGCTTTGCGTTGTCCATTACTTGTAAGATATGCGGTTAGATCGGAGTTTTCCTGTAGTATGACCAGAAGCTTAGGAGCCATCTTTGTAATCAAACTATGGAGCTCCGCATTGTCCTCGCAACCGGAGGCAACATGCATCAGTTCATGCATAACAGTACCTTCCTTGTCGAGGTTAGTCGCCAATACCCTAACTCTCTGCAATCCACACGTCGTGTCGCCGAGTATCTTTCCTTTGCTCCAATCTGGCGTATCCTCCACAGTCCAGTAATGCTTGTCTAAAATAAACTTCTTTGGGGGTATATTTTTCATGGCCGTTTGGATAGCATCCCAATCTTTTTCTCGGCTCATCGCCTTTTCTACTTCATTACTATAAAGCAGAAGAAAAGCATCTTCAAGTGAAATATTCTCCAGTTTGATTTCACCGTCACTAACCGAAAATTCTTGCATATCAACAGATTTACCGCTGTTGAACATGTATTTGAAAAAGTGTTCAGGAGGACCGTGTTTTTGTTTTTGGTAGTCCTCGTAAGCCTTGATCTTTGACATGGCATAGTCGTGTGCGTATGGTGTGTTAGCACCGATCTCGGATTGAATATAGACACCGGAGGAAGACTGCCCATTCAAAAGGCATGATGGTATTAAAATTGAGAAGAGTGCAGCTAAAAGAAATAATTTCATCGTGGTTCTCCTCCTAGATAAATTACAGCTAAATTTTTGACAGGATAGCCGCCATAACTACAGCAGACCAAAGTGCGGTGACGAAAACTACAAAAGTCCACCCAATGATTGATAGCCCTTCCTTCATCACTTCTGTCTGCAAGCAGGTCGCTAGCACCTGCGCCCACTTGACGCGCTCGGCGGAATCGCCTACGTTGAGATCGAACTGCTCCTCGGCGTACTGCTTGAGTTCTGGATTGGTCATATCTATCACCATATTTCATGGAACATTTTCCAAACATGTTGTATCTGATTTACGTAAATCCAATGGGAAAGAGTTACAGGTGGACCACTCCACGGAAAGTTATTGTCGACATCCCAAGATGAAACAGTAACTAGAGAATAGGTGATGAATAGTGCAACAAACGAGACTAGAATGTATGCTCTGATCCGCTCTTCGGTGTACTGCTTGAGTTGTGAATTGTTCATGGCCTCTCTCCATACTGCATTGAGCACTTCATATTTTCCTCAATCATGCTGAAGCGGTCTGGATCATCATTGCAAGGACCACCTAGCTTCCATGGACATGGTCCATCATCCGAAGGACCAACGAGTACGTAAGGATGCAGCCATCGAGGGTCTTTGATTTCTTCAATCTCCGATTCTGGTTTCCATTCATGGCCAGGAATTTTCCCATACGAATAGATGAAAATGTCTGGGTATGAACGTTTCCAGGAAACTGGGATCTCCGATTCTGGCATCCATGGATGGACGGGAAATTCCATACAGTAATGCCAGTCACTGCAAGGTAGACGTTTTTCCTGGTCGTCATACTTAGCACTAGGATTCTCGACGCCACATCCCACAGCAGTTAACAGTGCGCCGATAGCGATCCATCGAAATATCATGGAATTTTCTTCCCATCCACATACTTCCAAGTAACGAGACCGAGCCTGATGCCAGCGTTGATTATTTCAAGATATCGATCAAAATCTGTGTTTTCCAATTGGCCCATAAGCGCTTTTACTTCAGGATCAGTCGATTCGAATTCGACATAGATTTCATCTTGGATCATATCCACTCCTTATTCCTATCCCTCAAGTCCCGCTCATCCTGAACCTTCTACTTACAGCCTCCAGCTTCGCGTAGGCGGCATGTTCTTCATCCAATCTTGATGCGCCAATTCGCAATTCCTACCCCAGCCCATCATGCCGTCATCGCCAAGCCAGAAGAAAACATTGCGGTCTACTTCGCAGCCTTCGCGATCCGGCATAACGGTGATGGTGATTGTCGGCTCGGGTAGAACACTGACTGGTTGCAGATGATGAACTACACACCCCTGAACTAATAGCAGAAATACGGCAAGTAGCTTCATCGTAAGACCTCCGCCATTCGACTATTATGCACCAATGCTTGCACGCAGTCGAGACAATTCAGCAACAACTGGCTTGTTTCAGCATCCCAGCCGTGTCACCGTAAAGACTCAGGTCGCTCTGACTCGTCCTCGACGGCCTGCGGCGGGTGAGCTTGCAGGGGTTTGCCCGCCAACTTCTTTCTGGCGTTGATAGCCTGCATTGCCACCCTGGCGGCTTCGCTTTGTGCTAGAGACCGTACAGCCCCACCTTTCCGCCCGCGCTCGATGTAGAGGCATTTTGGGCAGCAAAGGACGGTTTCTGTGTGAATCTTGCAGTGTGGTTTTCTTGGCATGAATTTCCTTATCGCGAGAGTAGAGAGAGAATGGTTATGACGGCAAAAATAATTACCGGACCAAGCAAAAGTCTGAGGGCGAAGTAGCGGCCGCGCGGTGGTCTATGCATGGATTTCCTTGTCGTCGAGTTCGTCTTGCTTCTCGGAGTCGTAGGCTTCGTCCTCAGCGCGTGGATTGGTGCGGGATTGATCGCTGTTTTCATATTGGTCGGCTGATGCGCCAAGCGGGTAGTTGCTACTCATGGCGAGCGATCTCCTTATCCGCGGCGGCGAGCAAGACCATCGCGGCCCCAGGGTTAGCGACGGCGGCGATCTGCGCGTCTGTGGTTGGGTAGCCCATGCGGACGTTGTGCATGGTGGTGATGTCCTTCATGAATTGGAGGGCGTTGCCTGGCTCGAAAATGCTGGACGGGTTACGCGGATCATAAGACATTCGCGGATCTCCTTCCCAATAAATAGGCGCTGAGTACGGCTTCGTTATGGACATTGGCGTCGACAGGTTTATTTTTAATGGCGATAAGTTTTTCCAGTTCTTCGGTCATCCACGCATCTTGGAAAAACTCTTGTTTCCCTTGCTTGCTGCAAAATAGACCACCGGACCCTAGATGGTGGTCTAGGGTGTCTTTTCCGCAATGAAGACATGTGCGCTGGGGGTTTCCCTCGAATATCATTGTGGGTCTTTCCTTTCCCGCGCTATGGCGGCGTCAACCAAGTTTCTGTTGATGAATCCTGTGCCCGCGCACGCGCGACACCGCATGACGTAGACGTAGAACCCGCAGTCGTAAAGAGGTGTTTTCTCCTCGCGACGCATCCAGCCGGAGCCGCTGCAGGCTGGGCACTTCAAAACGGCATCTCGAACAGTTTGGCCCGCACGTCGCCAATAGCGATATCGTCGAATTTGATACCGGCAGCGTTGAGCAGATCCAAGGTTTTGTTGTGAGCCTCGTCTGCCGTGAAGGCCTCAACAATGATGGCGACCTCTTGCGTATAACTGCGGAGTTCCTGCTTGAGGTCCGGAACAAAACTGTCAAAGTCGGGTGTGGGAAGTTCTGGATTTATCCGAACCTCATGAACCTTTTTCCCATCGACATAATACTTGTCCCAGATATCGCCAGCGTCATCGCCGATACCGTGGAGCTTGAAAAGCACCATTGGTTCGCGCTGAGATATTGCAACCATGCTGTCTTCGTGCTTGTACCACTTGGACGATTGAGCGGTAGAGCCGTCTGGTTCGAGAGCGTAAGAGGCCTCCTCGTCATATTTAATGAGCTTTGCGAAAGTCTCAGCGCTGACCGAATTTCGTTCCTGTGTGAGCGTGTATTCTGTGTTGTATCCCATACTCAATTTCTCCCTTTCTGAAGCGCGGGAGCCATGGAGACCCCCGCGTATTTCCCTTCGATTTATTGCTCGATTCTAACTTCTTAGAACGCCTCGACCACTGGGTCTTGCTCGCCCGCCATGATGAGCAGAATTTCAGCCTTGGCCAGCTTGACTACCTTCTCCTTGTTGTGGGTGAAGGCGTAGACCTCGACGCCGTTGAAGTTGAAGTGCACGTAGTGCTCGTAGTTGGCTTTGTCGACCGCGAAGTCGGCGTCGGACGGATTGTCGAACTTGAGTCCCTTGACGTCGTAGTTGAAGAGCACGAGCGCATCTTTGAGCAGGACGGCACCGGTTGGCTGCGCTTGAGCCTGTAGCGGCAGAGCTACGACGAATACGGCGAGCAGGAGGAAAAAGGCGAATTTCTTCATGTGTAGGCGTCCTCGAAAATCTGGGTGAGTGGAGCGTGAATGTTGAACCGCGGCGAGCCGTGGCAGTATATGACCGTTCCCGCCCTCCAGATGTACGTTCACCTGATACCCGTTTTGACGTGCGGTTAGGTTTGACCCAAAGGCGGGAATGGGCATACATCGCCCATAGCTAGTTCGCAAATTCTGCATGTGCGACTTCTTCCTGAGCTGCGAGAAGCACGCCAGGGGTAATGCCGGGGATAAACTTGAACATCTCGGTTTCGCCGTGTCCTGCCGTCAACCAACGAGTGAGAGCAGAGACAGTAGCGGCGGGTGAACGATCGGAGTCTTTGAAGTCGGCGATGATAGCGGATTTCGTTTCCATGACGGGTTCCTTTTCTTGCCCTGCCGGGCCGGGTTAGTGGTAGACGACGATTACGATTAGGCCACCGGCAAGAATCTCGAGTGCAATTGCCAGCAGCAGGATGGTAGTGGCGTTGATTTTACTTGGCATCTGAACCCGTGTAGAGATGGCGGAAGCAGCCACATCCGGGGCAAAGTCCGAGTGGTGCCGGATCGCCTATAGCCCATCCCTTCGATGTCGGGGAGAAGGGTTCCAGTTCTCTTTCTGGTCGAATTGCAGTGCATCCCTCACATTGTGTGAGGTCTTCGCCAGATGGTTCAGGTTCGCTGTCGGTCGGCGGCGGTACTTGCTTCGCGGCATGGGTTTCGAGCGCATCTTGGAACCGCGTCATCCAATCATCCATAAACCGGGATTGGCGTTGGAACGTATCCTCGAATGCTTGCGCTGCACGGTTCATGGTCTCGGCGGCGAATTGCATAGATCGCGCGGCGTCTTGGACTTGTTCGCTGCCGTGTAGGTAGATGGATTCAGACATGACTAGATGCCTCCCTTATCGGCCTTGAAGGGCTTGCCGGTGCCATCGACGAGATAGGCTACGTTTGGCTCAATTCCGTCTTCGCCAACTTCGAACGCTGCCGTTTTGTATTTTTCGCCATTCCAATAACGAATGACGATGGTTCCTTCCGCGCCCGCCGTTGCGGTGCCGCTGACGCCCGCCGTTGCGGTGCCGCTGTCGCCCGCCGTTGCGGTGC